TGCAGGAAAAACTAAAGTTCTCCTCCAGATCCAAAAACGTCTGGCATTTTAACAACGCGAATGGTAACATCTTTGGTCTTCGTTGAAGCCCAAGGATTACCACAGTCGCTACAATTACCTGTTGCTAACTCTTCCGAATCAACTTCATTGCTACAATTACTACAATATACTTTTTCCCAAACCTCTGGTTTTAAAACAGGAACTTTATTACCGTTTACTACTTCGTGACCAATGACTTCAGCGTCTTGTACTTTTTTACCTATTTCTGACATTACGTTATCTCCATTATACTTAATAAAATTTCAACAGCATTACCAGTAGCTGCTTCAATCTTTATTTGATCCGCTTCTTCTAACACAATTGGATGTGTTAGTATTTCTTTTACCTCTGGATGACTTAAATTATCATCGTGTAATAAAATCTCTAAATTAGAATTGCTAGAGTCCAACATCCTTACTTTTACATTAACAGTACCACCACTAATATTTGAAATAATAATACTTTTAATAATAGTCGTGGTCGGTGGGACGGGAGGCACGGCTCCTGAATCACCTGTTGGTACCGTATATACCGTTGTATTAGCCGTTGTCGGCGGCTGTAAACTAACGCTTTTAAATGTATCAACCAAGGAACCACGTCCTTGCTGTTGACTCGTCTTTTATATCTTGTTGAAAACCAAAGTTTAATTGTTGTGTAATTTGTTCAAGAATACGAATAAGAGCGTTAAATTGATCTGCTTGATATTCAGGTGTTGCATCTGGTAATCTTGTTGTCGCTATTTTAGCCATTATCTACCTCCATCTGGTTTAACATCAACACGTAATGTACCATATCGCCAATTAGAATCCAACGTATTACTTAAGATTTTTACATTTGCTTGACGTGCTCTACCGCGTATATCAAAAAATTCAGTAGATGTTGTTACAGTTCTGCTAATTGTAGCTAAATTAGATTGAGCAGGATAAGTTTTAAATCCTAATGTAATTGTAGCATCACCTTCTTGATTTTTAAAATCAGGAATTCCTCTACTTATAGAAAGTAACTGTTGGCCATCTTGAATATCAAAATCACCTGATTGAATAAAAGATGTCATAGCTGATTGATTATCATTAACACCTTCTTCATGTTCAAAAAATGTTGATGCCCCAGCTGTTACTCCTTTTACTGTAGGTGTTGTTGGAATATCTGTTGTTGAATATTGAGTTGCGTAAGGTCTTTGATATACACCGTAGTCCGTCCATGTTGTTCTCGCTAACGTATTTGTATACCATGTTTTTTCCAAATAATTATAGGTTACTGATCGATCAATTTGATTAGAAGTGTTGGATGCATAGAACCATGTAACTTCATTAAATTCTGAGTTAACTCCAGCAAAAGTTTCAGGTTGCTGTGTTATTGAAAAATCTTCAAAGACAAAATCTTGAACACTACAAGGAATTTTTTTCACTGTACCATCATATAAATAAAAAGAATTCTGTGACATCCAGTAAGCTATTCCATTTACATCTACAGCAGCATGTACACCCACAGAACCACAGTTTGCGCCTAATTGAACAAGAGAAAATGTAAAAGGTGCACCTACAAATTGTAATGCATTTAAAGAAGTGTCCGTCCATACAAGGACCGCGTTACGAGATCTCACTGCCGATACAATTTTAGACCCGTCTTGAATTCTAAAAGAACCTGCCGTATTTGTGGCTACTGGTACAAAGTCATTTGTTGTTTCTTGTGAAGCAAATCGTAAAAATAAATCATCTTGTGTTGTTGCAGTGCCAATAGTTGTTTCTGTACCAAATAAGAAAACATGTCGATCAGGCATAGATACTAAATTAAATCTTGAACTTGTTGGTGCACCTGAAATAACTGTTGCTCTTGTATCTGTTCCATTTGAAGTGTCCCATAAAAAAGTTTCGCCTTTACTTACTGTAGCAATTAAGTCTTCACCGAAATTATCAAAACTCCAATTACGAGCATCTATCGTTACACTTGATGTTTTCCTTGGTTCGTTCCAACCAGGATCAGTTGGTGCTGTATAGTCAGGAGAGTTCCAAGTATGTGTTCCCCACCCATAACCATAAGCTGATTGAGCTGTTCCTATATTTATTTGGTAATTTGCATTTCCTGTTCCCCCGCCACCTGATGTTGATCCTGTCGCTGTATCCGTATGAGTAACAATATAATTATTTGAATCAGTTATCGTTGTAACTTCAAATTCTGAATTCATATCTAAACCATCAATTGTAGAAAAAGAATCAAAGGTAACAAAATCGCCTTGAATAGCTCCATGACTTGAATCTTGAACACTTACACTTGTAGTACCATCAGTTGTAAAAGGATTTGTTAAACTTATAGGCCCTCTTCTTATAGGAGTTACATCAAAAGCTGTCCCTTCTGAATAAATATAAAATTTTCTATCAGTTCCTAAAGCAGTGTATCGAACACCATTTAAATCTGACCATGCATGTATACCACGCACAACGCCTATTAATGTATCAGAAATAAGCTGTAACCAACCACCTATTTTTTGTGGTAAGCCATAATGAAACCGTACATTTTGTGCATCGGTCCAACGACCTTCTGCGCCATATTCTGTATCTTGTTTATCAATACCAGGAACTATATTTAATTTTGTTAGCATTATGCGATCCTCATAAATCTATATATTAATTCACCAGCACCGCCTGCAGAACCAGCTGTACCCGAATTGTAGTTTTCAGCACCACCACCAGCACCACCACCACCTTGTGTGCCTGCTGTAGATGGGGTGTTAACTAATCCACCATCACCACCTGTACCTGCTAAACCACTGTAAGAGTCAGCACCATCACTACCATTTATTTGACAGTTGTCTCCACCACAATTACCATTATTACCACCTGTAACTCCATTACCTGAGTCATTAAAAGTGCTTGTAGGTCCACTTGAAAAACTTGTTATATTAATTCCGTCCACGGTAGTTCCAGAAGATAAAGAAGTTCCCGCTGTCGCTGTTCCTCCTGTACCTGCTGTATTAGATCGAAGAGGTCCTTGCACTCCACCACCTGATACAGAAGAAGCTCCACCACCAGCAAGAGAAAAAAGTGAACCTGTGGTTGTGCCGCTTAAACTTGTTAAGGTACCTGCACCTGCTGACCCACTGTATGCACCAGTGCCAGCAGATCCCCCTGTTCCTACTACTAATGTTAAAGTTTCTCCTCCAACAACTGTGTATACACGATCAGAAATATAAGCTCCTGATCCACCACCTGGTCCAGAAGATTCACCACCAGCTTTGTCATAAGATGTACCTGTGTAACCACCTCCACCTCCACCAACTGCTTGTTTAATATGAATAGCGTTTGCTGTAGCAGGTACTGCAATTGATCCTGAAGATCCTGTTGTAAAAGAAGTAGGTGTTTCAAAGATAACAAAAGCGGTTCTCCATACACCGCCGTCTTTTACATAGGCATTATTTATTGTTTGGTTTGTAAAAGAAGTTCCGTCACGTACATAGAGTCTATCTATTGTACGCCAAGCTCCACCATCTTTAACATATACTGGCATTATGCATTAGCTATATTGATACCAAATATCGCCATTAGATCCGCCACTCGGAGCTGATGTGCTTACCGTTCTTGTACCGTTAGCATTAGTTCCTGCAGTCGCAGAAATAAACGCTTGAACATTACTTCCAATTGCTACACCAAGATTAGTTCTTGATGTTGATGCGTCAGCTAGATCGCTTAGATTACTTGCTGTTTGTGCAACGCCTGAAACATTGGCGCCTGAAAATTTATAACGAATAGATGCGTATGTTGCCATATTATTTCTCCAATAGTTTCCATCCATAGGTTGATCCCGAATAGATCAACGCAAAAGCAGCACCTTCTGTTGCTACTGTTAAATCTGATGCCGCCCCATCAATCTTTTCACTATTACGACCGACAGTTAAATTGTTTGTATCAAATGTATTTGCTAAATCTAAGAAACGTACTTCATCACCAACACTAGGTGAAGCTGGTAGTGTAATAGTAAAAGCAGCACTAGATGTATCAGCAAATATTTTATCACCAGGAAAAGCGGTATATGTTGTTGTCTTTGTTA